TCCAGCGTGATCTTCGTCAGCGGCGTTATCAGCGCCCCGTAGTTGAATATCCTCGTGTACGTTGCAGTCGTCGGCACCGGCATGATCCACGCCGGATAATCCCCCATGACCTGCTCAAACGGCGAGCCGAACGAGTTGTTGACGAAATGCTCCTGATACGTTTCCGTTATGTTGATCGGCGCGTAAAGGATACCGCCGTCGAGAATCGCGGATGCCTTCGTCCCGGAGAAGTCGTCCGCCCACGATTCCAGAAGAACGTAATCCGGCGGTTGATTCACCGAGGCGGGAATGCCCGTCGCGGCCCCTTCGGTGCCAGCGGAGTCCACCGCGACGACCCAGTAGATGTACGATCCGGCTTGCGTCTCGAACACGGTGGAGAACGTGCCGTTCACGGTGCCTACGTCCGTGGAGGTCTGATACGAATCCCCCCGCGACACGGCATAATAGGAGATCGGGAGGGAGCCGGTAGTCGGCGCGGTCCAGTACAGAAGCACATTGTTGTCGATGACTCGCGGGGTAAGCGCGGACACCGCGCCAGGAGACAGCACATCCACGTCGACGAACTCGGGAGTGCCTTCATTCCCCGCAACGTCCACCGCCGTAATCCAGTACCGCCGTGATCCTCCCCACGTCACGTTGACGGAAAACGTCGTGCCCTTCGTCGTGCCTGCCGATACCGCTGAGTCGTACGCGGACCCGTAGGCGACGTTGTAGTGGTCGATGGAGAACGCCGACACCGGGATCGACCACGACAGCACGGCGTTCGGACCGGAAAAGATGTACGACCCTTCCGGGGCCTCCGGGACGCCGATGTCCACGATGGTAGTTGTGGATGCTGTCGAGTAGTTGCCGAACGCATCTACCGCCCGCACGTGGAAGCAATACGCCCCGATCTGTTGATATTTCCACGTGAAGTTTCGAGCGTTTCCCTTAAATAACATCATCGCCGTCGTCCAATTCGCCGAGAAGTTCGGATACGGAGACGGCTCGGATATGTACTCGTACCTTAATTCGTATCCCCACAGATCGAAGTCCGTAACCGCGCCCCATTCGAGATATACGGAAATGTCCTGCGACAACTCCGTGGCGGTGATCGATGGGACGTTCCCAGGCGGGTCGATCTTCCCGCGCAGCGTGATGGAGACCGTCTCCCCGTCCGTAGGATTATCCGTTCCCGTTACCGCGCACTCGTACAGAATCCCGTAATCCAATCCGCCGATCTCGCACGACGGGTTGTACACGCGCTTGAACAGTGTCCACGCACTTCCACTGCGTCGGTAGTACACGTTCCAGAACAATGCGTACCCGCGCCATTGCAGATATACTTTCGTCTCGGAACCACCGCGATATACTTCCGTTGCCGTCAGTCCTGCGATCCTCGGCAGATCGGAGATATCCACCGGATCAGGTATCGTCGCCCCGTCCTCGTAAATCTCAGCGACGTATTCCAGACAGGTGATCTTCCTGCGGAGTTCCTGCGACCGGCTGATGCGAAGCACCCGGAACAACTTCACCACGGCGTTGATATGCCCGACGGAGTACAGGGCGTGAAGCGCAGGATTCTTGCCCCACGTACCGGAGATCGTCAGGATTCTCCCCGTGCCGTCAACGGACGCGATCTCCTTCTCCTCGAAGGTGTCGTCGTCCTGATGTTTCACGCGGACATAGTGCGTGGCCCCTGTGATGTCGATATCCCGATCCACCGTGACCGTCGAGTTGCCGGACGATACCACCCGCCCGGAGTACCCCCACTGAGGGACGTCGTGCGCTACTTCGATCACGTCTCCTTGGACGCACGCGATGGCATCCACGTCCGCCTCGAATGAACAGGTCAGCGTCAAATACTTGTTCGAGTTGATAAGGAATTTACCGTACTTGATCGCAAGGTCTCGGGTGACGCATCCGTAGAGCGTCGCCTGCATCGTGTTGATCTCGTGTCCCGCCGTGTCGAAGTCCTGCGCGTAGATCGTAACTGTCTGCCGGGAGTAGTCCAACGCGGAGTCGAAGAACGTCACCTCGATGGCATTCGCCCGATCCGTAACAGGAAGCCATTCCTCCTGGAACGAATCCGCCACGATGTTGCCGAGGGTGAACATGAACCGCTGTACAGGCACGACTTCCGTGCGGTCTACAATGCAGGAGAACTTGCTCCCCATCTGCACAACACACCCGCGTCCGTTCGTAGCGATCATGTCCAATACCCTGCGGACGGACATCGCCTGATCTACATACAAGTTGACCGTGTATCCCTTCTCCATACACCACGCCGCCCACGACTGGAACGCGAGGTAGTCTATCCGTAAAACAGGAACACCCTTGACTTCGTAACTCGCGGCAAGGAACGTATCTCCCGTCCCCTTGTACTCCGCCCGGTGCAACAGGTGATAGCAGGCCCACGCCGGGACGTTAGCGAGTTTGTCCTCGTACTTCGCTCCGGTCCATACCGGGACGTACATCCGCTCCACGAGGCAATCTACAGACGGCATCCCGCCGGATAACTGATCGGTCGCCAATGCGCGTACCGCGAGCAACGCCGTGCCGGGATAGATGAAGTCGTCGGTGATGATCTCCTGGAAAGATTCCCAATAGGTGTCGTTCCCGTACCTTGCGGTGGATGGCAATTCCTCTACAAGTTTACAACGGACATCGTACTGCCCCGCCGTAACTGTAACGATAGGCGTCGATATATGCACTGGGGAAGTCTGACTTCGCGTGACGGAAAAATAATCGTGTAGTACAGTGCCTATGACGTCTATCACTTCTGCATCAACCAACCAGTGCCATATGCCGATTGCCTGGATCTTCTGACCGGTATCGGGATCGTAGTACCACCCGATAGGGTACGCATCCCCCTCGCGATGAGGATTCCCGGTACCGTCATCAGGGGTTGTAGATCCAGCAGCAATTTCTGTCCAATAAGGGTACGCGCCCTCATCGGACATCCAGTACCCACCAGACCACCGTGGAGTGACTACAGTTTCCGTCGCCGAATTGTACGCCGGCAATCGAGTCCATGTATCCGCATCGTGGATGCTATACTCGACATATATCTTGATCGTCTGCGCTTCCATCCCTCCGTCGTTGTTGGCATAGAAGATCCCTTTCGGGAAAGAAAACGTGGCCAGTAGTTTTTCAACGGCGTTCCCGGTGGTGGTACGAGTCGTCCATACGTCCGGATCGGTGAGCTTCGCACCTACGGCAACGTCGACACGGGTGTCCGAGAAGTTCTGCAATACGTTCTGCGCCGTAGTACCTAACCGGATGTCGCGGGACGGGATCACATCGACTCCCGTCATATCCTCCGTGGCGGTGCCGTTCACCCTCACGGACGTGATGGAGTCGACCTCATGTCCTGCCACCGCATACAGGATATTCAGATATTGCTTGTCGTCGATGGATTCGATGTACTTCCCGATGATCGGCGGGGTCACTCGACACAGTCCGAACACCTCCGGCAGGGAGCCACCCTCCAATATGGCGTTCCCGCCCGGCTCCCAAGAGTAAGTGGAGGATGAGGAAGGATCGTTTCCGCTCCCTACGTCCGGTTGAGTCATCGGGAAGATCGCCTGGATGAGCATCCCCCCGGCGATATACATCCCGGCGGACACAACCGCCGACATCCCAGCAGACATAATGATCGGTAACGATCCAACCAACGCTGGGACAGCGACTATCAACGCCAGCATCGCAACGAGTGCTAAGGGATTCTTGCCGCCCCCGCCCGCAGGAACCGCGCAGAAGACGACGGAGGCATCCCCCAAGGGTACGAGGTCGTACTTGCAGGGATCGTCGATCCTGGACCCGTTTATGGCGATTTCTACCGTATAATTGCCCGAACCCTCGGGGTAGAAGTCGTCGATCAACTCCCGGATCGACTTCCCCGGCTCGAACTCCCGTATCTCTCGGGATGCCAGTGGGTCGAACGGATTCCTCACACAGACTGCCCTTATCATCCCATCCACCTATAATAACTCACTATTTTCCTCGACCAGTACGGGTCATCGGCTTTTATCAGGTGGCTGGCCCGTTTCTTCATCGTGTGAAGTATCCGCCCATCCCCGATGTAGACACCGACGTGCTGGATCAGACCGGGATATCGAGGATCAAGGCACATGGCGGCGAGATCCCCCGGTTCCGGTTTTTCAACCTTCTCCCACGCCCACCGCGCCCGCTGGCTTTCATAGATGGCATGGATGGACAGGGTATCGAAGCACGACACGTCGAAGTCCGGGACGTCCTTTCCGAACTGCCGCATGGCGGCAAGGGCCAGTCCCCAGCAGTCGAGACCGGATAGATCCCGTCCACGGTCGGCAAACGGGACGCCTATCAATCCCCTCATGCCACTTTGATCCCCCCGGTTCCGACACCGGGGAATCCTCCGAAGTTGATCGAATTAGACAGGGCGCGACAGCGGGTGAGCGTCTTATCGCAAGTCGTCTCTCCAAGTGCGTACTTGCACCACGCATCCTTGAAGATGAACCGGCAATGGTTTTTGAGAAGCCTCCCCTGCGGGTACCGCTTGCGGAACGGATTCGCCGCTCCGAGCGTGAACGTCGCCCACATGGAATTGGTCTTCGGATTCATCAACTCGAATACGTGTTCTACTTCGGGGTCTGGATTGACGATGTCGTACAGTTCGTCCGTGAGCGCCCCGGCGGAACCCGTATCCGTCACGGCACCGTCCGCCGTGGTATCCGTTACAACGCCGCTGGAAAACGACCCCTGATTGTTGACGACGTATATCTTGACCTCGATGGGCGAATACCCGGAGGTCTTCGTGTACAGGTCGAAGTCCTGCAGGTACGATTCCATGACGCGGGATACGTTGGATACGCGCAGCGTAACCTGCGGAACTTCCCCCTTGGATTCCTCGGATATGTCGTCCAGTTCGAACGGGAAGGCGATCCATGATTCTTCGCGCCATGTGACGGATTCATTGTTGGAGGTTATGCGGATGGGAATTGCAACGCCGGGTACGGTGATCTGCAACATCAGCAACCATACGGTGTTGGAGGTTAACTTGTTTTTCTCTACGATCCCATAGGAACTGATCGTCCGCATCAGATCGTCTCCAAGCCGACCTGCACCGACCTCACGCCTTTATTGACATGTTGCCATTTCAGCGAATCTTCAGAGAACCGCACCGTATATGCGGTAGTCGTCACCGGCTCCGTCCACGAGAAGGTGGTCCCTACATTCGCAATGAAGAAGG